CTTGGCTGAGTGGGATCCAAACAGGTTAGGGAGATTCCCCACTGAATGATATATCCCAGAGGAAGCATTCCTCCAGGTAATCGCCCAGTTGGGCTAGGGCCTTTGCCCGTCTGCCGTCGTCCACCTCGATGTAGTAGCGGATGCGATCCACGAGGGTGGCGTTCTCCGAAAGCTTAGGCATGGTTGTCTGAGTTGGTGGAGTGGGATCAACAGAAGAAATAGGGGGAATCCGAGACCGTGCCTGGATCGAAGTCGTAGACCATCGGCGGATCGCTCTCCGCCCCAATGCTTTCGGCCAGGTCATGGAGGGGGCTGTGCTCGGTAAAGCACTGGGCATAGGCCGAGCGCACCGCCGCATTGAGGTCATCCATGTGGTTGGCCAGACAGAGCACCGAGTCGTGGATCACGGTGAACGGCGAGGCGAACTCCTTCAGACCAAGCGCCAAAATCGAAGCATCGAGGCTGTGGATCAGGTTCGGTGCCCCCGCATTGGCGTGATGCTTGAGGTCCGGCTGTCCCTCAGAGACGCCGATGTTGAGGTCCACCCGACCCATCAGGTGGGCCTGGATCCGCTCGGTCTCGATGTGCCTGAGGTCCTGCTTGACGTTGAAGCCGCTAGGCGTCGTCCACTCGATGTGGGGTAAGCCCCGTTTGATGGCCGCCTTGATCTCCTTATTGAGCCAATCCATCACCTGCATGGGACCGGGAACGATCTCCCGCATGGCCTCACGGGTCAGACTCACGATCAAAGTGAGCTGCTCTGGAGTGATCTCCAGGCCACGCTTTTTGACCAGGGCCTCGCGGATGTAGCTGCGATTAGAGAGGGGCTTGGCGTTGTAGGGGATGGTCATCACCACCCGTTTGACATCGGAGCGGGTCAACTCGATGCCCCACTCCTTTGGCAGGTTGGGATTCACCGCATGGGCCACCGCCTTGTAGGCATCACTGGGACGCTCACCAGGCGAGACATTCACGAGGGCTGCAGTCGAGCGGTCATGGCTGAGGCCCGCGAGCACCTGAAGGCCTGAGCACGTGGCATCGACGGCCGCCGGGAGGTGGGTATGGCTGCGGGTCTTAGCAACCACCACGGCATGGAACTCCTCGCAAGCTGCCAGAAAAAGGAAGGGCTCCTCCACCGATTCCCACTGGCTTAGTTGGCCTAGTGGATCTGTAGCGATCCGAGAGAACAGGCTCTCATTGCTGAGGGCCCACTCCTGCCGCTCCTCCATTGATGCCTTATCCAGGCCGGCCGTGGTGGCCAGCTGAAAGCGCAGCCAGTACAGGCCACGCTCCGTTAGAGGCTCACCATCAGCAAACTGGATCAGGCTCTTGGCGAAGCCGGTGTCCTGAGGCGTCAGGAACGAGGGGATGGGGTAAACCCGACCTCTGTAATCGAACGACCACGGCAGGTAGTACCGCTCCTCTTTGGCGAACTTCCTAGCCAAACTCAAGGTGAGCTTGGTGCGGATGCTGCGCTTGAGTGAGGTGCTGTTGAAGTCATAGACCGCAGCCGCCTCTTTCCTGTAGTTGAACCGGGCCTCCTTATTGGTGGCGATGTCGTGGGGTTTGAGAGGTAGCTCACGTCGATCTTCTGGGATGAACTTGGCACCCTCGATCTTGTAGCTGTCCTCCTCAAGGCGATTCGCCACCTCCAAGATGAAGGGGTTGATCCGATAGGCCACCTTCTGCAGGTGGTTGAGAAAAGCAAGGGGTGTTTCCCCCTGTAGACGGGCGTGACCAAAAGTCCTGATCAGCTTGTTACCCCGACGCACCTCGTTGGTGAGGTAGCCACCGGCTTGGTGGTTGGTCCAGTCGTTGGGCTCGACCACCATCGGCAAGTTGAGGGGAGCAAACAGCTCAGCCCGCTCCATCAGCCCGGCAATGATGTCCAGCATCTGTGGGGTGGGCCGCAGGTGGCTTGAACTGCGCCGCCCTGAGAACTTCAGCTGCTTATGCCACCAACCAGTGATCTGACAGGCAGCCTCAGCAAAGGTGGCGCCGATCTTGACCCGCGAGATGCGTGGCCAAGCAGTCCAATGAATGCCTTTCTCTCGGAAACGGCGGGTGGCGTCATAGTCCCGGTAATGGAGGCCCTTGCCCTGGTGGTGGCTGTTGGCAATCCAGCCCACAAGCTCGGGATCCTTCTCGTTGAAGTAACGCCATTTGGCCTCCTGCTCTACAGCTGTGCCCACCCTGTCGATCACGTTGTTGACCAGATCGGCGCGATCCTTGGGATCAGTGCAGACATCGAACAAGGTCTTGAGGGTGATCATGGCCAGCACCTCAGGATCGATGCCCAAGGTGTACTGAACCAAAGGAGCCAGAGCTGGGCCAGCACCTCCACGTAGGAGGCGGTTGGTCCGAAGCCGGGTGATCTCTTTGGCTACTGCGGGAATGGCCTCTTTAAGCATCCGCTGGGCGTAGACCGTGCTGGATGCGTAGGCATTCCCCTCAGCCTTTTTGGTGTTGTCTCTGAGCTTCTGGATGCCGTCATGGACGGCTTGGGTCTCCAGCTTGATCTGTCGTTCGATCTGCTGCGGTGTTGCCATAGGCCGGTATCACGAGGGTAATTGGTTGAGTGGCAACGGGAACTACCAATCAAAATCCTGTGATTCCCGCCGGATAGAAACGATGGACTCCGGGTCGTCCTGGATTGACTGGACCAGCTCGACTGCCTGCAGCCGGGCCTCGTATGCGTCGTCTGCATAGCAGCAGAACTCGCGCAGGAGATCGGCCTGGTCCTTGTAGCGAACGGAATAGGGTGCGATGGCCATAGTTCGGATGTACTAGAGGATGGTACGGCAGGTAATGCGGTTTTGCATTAGCGGTACAGCAGCTTGCTGCGCTCTAATGCAGCCTTCGCATAGCGCTCGAACTGGGCTAGGGCGGCCAAGGCCGCTGTGCTAACGGGCTGCCCATCCCGAAGCCGGGCAGCGGTGACGGCGGGGCTGTACTCAGTGACGAAAGACATGGGAATTCACAAAGCAGTTGGTTGAGTGGAAGTCAGACGGAAGGGAAGCAGTGGGTCACCTTGCGGATCTGGTAGCCCAGGGTTCCGAGGTCAACCACCGCTTGAACAGCGGAGGTGCTGATCACGGGCAGGGTGGTCTCTTGACCGTCCAGGTCCTTGAAGGTGATGCGGTAGCAGGTCATGGTGGGTGATTGTGGTTGGTGTAGTGGCAGTGATGATTCAGGTCAGGGACCAGCGCTTGGCTGTTGATCTGGAACAGCCCAGGCGATCAGCGATTCCGGTCCAGGTCTGACCATTACCGCGCCAACGCTGGATGCGGGTATGACGAGATTCGGTGGCCCACAGGAGGACCACAACAGGCAGGAGCAGCAGGACAGCGGCCCATGCCAAAAGGCAAGTGGTAGTAGCCATTGATGCTTGGTGTAGTGGAAATGAATCGGCCCGTTAAAGGGCCAGACCAACAGCTGGATTTGATCCACAGCCCACGGTCTAGTGGCTGGCTGCTGGTGGCTTCACGCTTACGTCGGATGGAATCCTGCTGGCCTCTCGCATCAGGCGGTGAATCGGATCGGTTGTCTGGTCCGATCTCGATGCAACAAAGATGCCACGGATTGGCTGAGTGGCAATGGTGCAGTGGACAGCTGCAGATCCGCACACTCCTGCTGCATCGGCGCAGCAAATGTGCATAGCACTGCAAAGCTGTGCCGCTGATTGGCCTTAAATGGGGTGGGCCAGCGCTGCTACCAACAGCCTGACCCGTGACCAACTCACTATCCATGAGCTGATGACACCGTTGTACCCAGCCCAGGCTGAGGCGCTAGCCCCATGTCTGCGTAAACCCGCCCGGATCACGATCACCGTCAACTGGGCCCTACGCCAGAAGCTCCAGGACCGCGCGGACTATGAGGGCCGCAGCCTGTCCAACCTCCTCTCCTATCTGCTGGAGGTGGGCAGCTAATCCAACCCATGAAAAAACCCCCCGCCGTAGCGAGGGGTTCTTAATCGTTCACGAGGCCTTAGGGCTAGTAACACTGCGTCGCGCAGTTGCCGTTGTAGCAAGTGGTGTTGCAGTTCTGCTGGGCTTGGGCATCGACAGGGCCATCACCCCAAGAGCCGAGGGCAACAAGGGCGAGGGCAATCAGGAAGCGTTTCATGGCGTAGCTAGTTGGTTGAGTGGAATTGATAGATCAAAAAGAAGGGATCGGTGGATCGAAGATCAAAAGGTCCTCGATATCCGCCTCGTCCCGTAGATCCAGGGTGAAGCGCCGCAGGGTGTCGGTATCCAGGTAGCTGATCAGCGACTTTGCATACAGCTCCCAATCGAGAGCCTCTGCGATGTCGTGCTGCATCTCCCGGATGGAGCCAGGAAATGAGGTCAGCTCTGGCTGGTAGTCAGATGGCACGTCGAAGGTGGCGAAGTCGGTGGTGGTCATGGCTGTTGATGGTGGATGAGTCAGGAGTTAGCAGCGATGAAGCGGTCAATCGCTTCAGTGCGTATCCATTCCTTGCCTTGGTCAGGAGCTTTCAATGGGATGCCGTGCTCGATGCAGAACAGGACGAAGCGGCTGTAGTCGAGGCCCTTCTGCTTAAGCAGGATCTGGGCGTGGGTGTGGTAGGTGACTGGGGTGGTCATGAGCTGGATCCTTGGATCCCCATCATGATGGATCCTCAGTTGGCTTAGTGGGATTGAGTTGTGACACTTCGTCACACGTCACACCAGCCCGCTCACAGGCATCCCGCAGCAGCTCGTTCCAGCGCTCCTCTGTCCAGTCGTTGATGCCCAGGCTGATGGCCTGTGGATCGGTCTCATCCCACTCGATGATCAGGTCGCCGTTCTCGTCCTCGGTGCAGGTCAACGACAGCACCTCGGCGGTGATCTCTTCGATGGGTACGCGGGCAATCTCTAGTTGTTCGTCCATAACAGTTGGTGTTCACGAGTGTTGGTAATTGTGGATCTGTTGCTGTTACCCGCTTCGACAGCCGTCACCGCTCCGAGTAATGAAAGCATGGCAATCGGCAGTAACAACAATGGTGAGGATGTGATCTGTTTCCTATTCATCTAGGCATTGCAGTAGGGATAGCTCTTCCCGTAGATCAGGATCGAGAATCCATTCCTCCTCGATGGACCAAAGGTTGCAGGCAAGGTCCTGGGCTTCAAGGTCCTCAGCCAGGTCAGCGCCCTCTGGGATCTGATCAGCAATCAAGCTCATCCGCTGATACATCTCAGCAACAGAGCGCTTGAGTATGTCGGGCATACCCTTGGGCTTACGCTTCCTAGTCATAACTTCAGCTTATAGTTAGTGTATCTTTAATAGTCCTGGCTTATTGCAACAGATGCGACGAGGTTTACAGGACCTAGACAGGCAGGGCCCGCGATCCCTCTCATTTGCAGCTGTTGTTGAGAATGAAGGGCCTCGCTAGATCCCGTATCTAATGAGAAACCCTGTTGCAGCAGGGGATTTGGGCGAAGGCAGGGCCCCACCCCTCTCGATTTTGGGCGGGAGGGGGGTACCGGGGGGCCAGCCGCCGCCGCGCTCTCACGTACTGGCTTCAGAGATTTTTGGCAAAATACTCCAGACCTGCTTATAGCGAGCGATCTGTATAGGGAGGGTGTTGCCGATACTCGTCTCTAAGCTCCTTTAAGGCCGTTCTGATGTTCTGGGCCATGAATCTATTGCCAGCCGCCTCTGCAGCCTTTACAGCTGCTTCTAGGCGGCTCCTACGGCCTTCATAGGTTAGTTCCGTCATCGTTGATGTTGTTAGGGGTAAGGGTATAGCGGGCTTGGATCCGAATCTCATCGAAAAAGTCATCACCAGTGGAGGAGAACACACCCTCTGTCAAAGGCGATGGGGTCACTTCTTCCTTCTCGTAATCCCTAATGGCTGTATCAACAGCTGTGGTGACCTTGAGATTGATGTACTTCTCTTGAAGCCACACCAGGAATCCATAGAGAAGATGGGCCAGGGGTTTAGGAAAGCCCCTCTGTATGGATCTGTAAGAGCGTTTAAACTCAGGCAGGACCAATCGATCAGCCATCGGACCACATCGCCTTAGAGACGCTTGGAAGGACCTCAGACAGGATCTGCTTGGCCTGGAGAGCTATCTGTCGATGCTCCAACTGGGTGCCATTGCCTGAACGGAGTTCGATGTAATGGAGCCAGGAGCGGACATTACCAGCCATATAGAGGCGGGTAGGGGTAGCTAGGGGCAGGACCTCACGGGCACACTCCTTAGCCACTCCAACACTCAACAGCTCCTCATAGAGCAAACGGCTCTGGTCGAAGAGGACCTGGGTTTTGGTTTGGAAGTTAGTGACAAGTTCTTCATCAAGATCATCGACACTGTTCTGTCGGTTTCTCAAGTCCTGCCGTCTAAATGCAGGAATTACCGGGTATCCAATGCTGGAAATGTCGGCATACCGCTGAGAGAACTCTTGGAAGCTGAAGCTTCGATGCCTAAGAATCTGTGCGGCTATAGAGCGGGTGGTGTTGATCTCTAGAACTACATGAGCCAGTTCAAATGGAGACCAGTGGTTATGCTTGATTAGGTATCGAATCAGTTTCTCACTGTCAGGATTGTCCTGGTTGTCAGGGTTCGAGACCCGAGCACAGTAAGCAATAAGCTCTTCTGCTTTAGGAGTGACTGATACGAGCGATACGTTAGGTGTAAGTGGCATACGTCGGTTATAACGGTTATAGCCGGCTACAGCCGGTTACCAGGCGGTTGAAATATATAGTTGATAGATATCATTGATGATGTACTACAAGCTAATATAAAAGCGATTGATAGTGTTGATCCTCAACTAATCAATAAGTTATAACTAGTATTAGAAGACGGCCTGCGGCCTGTACACTATTTGTGTTCCTTAAAGGGCCGCCTGACACCCCTTAAAGGCAGTGTTGCTAACTCACTGCTCGGTCGATTGTTTGTGTTGGTTAAAGGGTGGTTACAAAGGGGAAGACCCCCTGTTGAAGGGGGGTCTAATTACCGCATATCCACACAGGGGAGCACCACTTCCCCTGTAGACGGGCGTGATCAAAACTAGTTACGACTGGGAGTCCAGTCGTAGACAGGCTTTGAGGACGCTTTGATGCCACGAAAGGACAAGCCCAGTACCAGAGCGTCGGTGGCTAGGTGGGGGGTGTTTTCAAAGGCATCCATCATGGCGTTCCACTCTTCGTGTTTCCGCATGGCTTGGGCCTTGTGGGCGCTTTGAGCAAGGGCATCAATGAACCACTGAACGCCTTGACTGAGGGCATCGATACGGTCGTCATGCTTGATGGCGCCCCGCTCCCGGCACATGCGGGACATCTGGTAACCGAGCATGTACTCCAGCCGTTTCTCCGGGGGAGCGTCGGGGTTGGACTTGTAATCGTACTCGAATACTTTAGGGTCAATTATGAGTTTGTGTTGATTCATAACTGGCTCTAATGTATCAATGATGCGCTCCTCTTTGCGGACTGTTGCTCGAACTTCTTCGATGTCCACGGCAGCTTGCATCTGGATGCAGTGGCGTTTAAAGAGTTCGCAGATCATGCCATCACCAAAGTTAGATTCGATCAGGAGCTTTGATGCCTTATAGCGTTTAGCCATGCCAACGATGCTGGAGAGGGTGTCGTCGGAGTAGCCGTCTTTGAAGGCACGGAGATCACGGACGAAGACATAGCCATTAGCTTGGCTAAGGACAACGGCCACTGTTTCATCACTACCGCGTCCTGACGGGTCAACCGATACAATCGTTTCATCGAAAGGTACGATTCCTTCGTCAATGAACATGGGTCCATAGAAGCGATCTCCAGGTAGGCCCACAGCAGCGAGTTCCTTAAGGCAATAGCGAGGATCGCTTGACCAAGCATATCTTTCAGCACACTCTTCTCCGATTGGTGTAACGATGAGATCGGCAAACTTAAGGGGGAACTTCTCAGCGTCAGACAGGCTGGTGTCGAGCATGAACTGAAGCATGAAGTTCGAGCGGCCCATTGCTGCTTCTCGCTCGATTAGATCAAAGTCGGAGAAGCGGTCATCTGTGGGCTCCCAAGGCTCAGCCCCTTGATCTAGATCAGCCACCAGCTGGGGCGCTAGAAGGCCTTCGTACTTACCGATGTCCCTGGGATACCTAGCGGGCCAAACAAAGGGCTTGTAGGACCTCTCAGCGAGCTTACGGTAGATAGTCCAGGTGGACTGTGGTGTGCCTAAGAAGAGGATGCGGGAAGTCTCATCTGGAGTAAGGATGGATTCAGCTTCTGTGACAAGTTGAAGGAGCTTCTCCCGTTGCATGTCAGTGGCCGAGTTACCAGGGACCTCCACGTCGTCGAAGATCATCAGGTGGGCACGGGAGCCTGTCATCTGACCTGTGACCCCTACGGACTTAACAGAGGGGGCCTGGTGAGGCTTAGCGGGGCCTACGTCAAAGGAGATGCGCGACCAACGCTGGTCATCATTCTTAGGGCCTAAGTGGCCCAGCCAAGTAATCTCTAGGATAAGCTTCTGACAGAAGATAGAGAAGTTATCGGCCCGTTCTTTAGAAGCGGAGATCACCATGATCTTCTTATCGGGATCCTTATAAAGCGTCCAGAGCACAAAGGCTGCAGTGATCCAGCTCTTACCCACACCCCGGAAGGCGGAGATCTGAAGCCGCTTGGGGCCATGCTGGAGATACTCAGCGATGGCCAGCTGAGCCCGTGTTGGCTTGGGTAGCCCTAGTTCCCGCCAAACCAGGGTAAGAAAGACGCGGAAGTCTTCCCGTATCTTTGCATCTAGTTCTTGTAAATTAAGGCTAGCCATAAGTAGTCAATAAAAAGCCCCCCTAAGGAACAAATCCAAAGGGGGGTTAGTGGTTAGAAAAGTTGATCAGTTCTTGACTGAGGTAGCAAAGCCAGTAGTAGAGGCGGTATTGACGTGCTTATCAGCTACAACGGTGCTCAGGATCTGGAGAACTTGACGCACAGTTGTGGCAGTAGTCACGGCTGCCAGGGCAGTTACAGCAGTAGAGGTAAGAGTGTACTTACCACCATTCTTACGATCAGTAGTAAAAGTAGAAGCGTTAGCAGGCATGATAAATTAAGCGAAGGAAGTAAGAAAAGTGTTTACGTTCAGCGACCCCTTAGCCTGGTTACAATCCCGGCAAGCAGTCACACAGTTATCAGCAGTAGTCGGTCCACCCATAGAACGGGGGCGAACATGGTCAAGGGTTAGGTTTTCAGTCTCGCCGCAATACACACAGCGGAAGCCGTCCCTTCTTTTTATCTCTTCTCGCCACATGCGTTTTGCATCACTAGCTCGGAAAGTAAGGAGGTCGTACATCAGGCTTCGGGGGGTATCCATTGGCTGATAGGGCTGTCGTTTGGTTTGGGTGTGTTTGGGTTATTTCTTGGTGGACTTTCCGTTCTTGCCGTTACGGCCACGGTTAGCGGTTTTATTCTCTGCAACGAGACGGTTGGATTTGGTGTGGCTCATATCAGGGCCACCCTTACCAGCAATGCCTCGTTTCTTACGCTCAGCCCAGCGACGAGCACCTTCCGCGTTCAAGCGTTGTTTCTTAGGACCATCAGGAGCTAAGGATCCTTTTTCACGCTTACGGTATGCAGCGTCGTAAGCCCTTTTCTTAGCTGCAGCTGTACTATTAGATTTGTAGAACTTACTTGATTTACTAGGACCTGAGTGAGCCATTAGACATGCCTCTCGACATCTTCAAATGTCAACTCAGGGATGAGACCAACAAGGCCGGCAAGCGGAGAGCCTTCAATGGCCACTCCGGTAATATCGTTGGCCTTAAGCCAATCGATAGCGGCCCGTAGGTCAGCAGTGGTGGCCTCACCTGATTTAATCCTAGATGCAATCTCGTTAGTCAGGATTGCATGTAGTTCTTCAAATGCTTCCTCACTTGCGCGTTTTGACATGTCAATTATTGCGGAGGGCGATTTGATCGAGTTTATTTTCAATGCGGATCATGTGATCTTCCATCTTCTGGAGTGCATTGGATAGTTCATTACGTGGAACGTACTTCTCAGCAACACGTAGTTCCATTTGGTCAATACGACGGTCCAGTTCTGCCACCTTGTTGCTGGTACGTGAGTTAAGAGCTGCCATACCACCGGTAGCACCAATGACTAGTGAGACAACGCCGGTTAATACTGCTTCAATCATTGTCATTCATGATCTTGATCAGCTTCTGGCTATAGATAGGATCTGTGGCGTAGCCTTCTTGCTTGAGAAGACGGGCGCACTCTTCACGGGTGCGGGCACGGTTAACACCTTTGTAGCCCTTGTAATCTTTGTACCACTGGGTAACCAGATGATCAACGCAGTCGTAGGGAGTGGCAAAGTCTTTGAAGGCAGCTTGAATGATCACTGCACCGTTGCCATAGTCTTCCCAGGTGGTCTTAACAGTGCCAGCGCCTTTGATACCAAAGAAGTTGTTCTTACCAGACAGGATGGTTCCACGGGCAGACTCAAGAGCCCACTGAGCTGCGACTACTTCAGGAAACTTGGCACCAGCGTGGGCAGCGGCTGCCTTAATACCAGCCCAGGAGTTATCTAATTTGTCAGAGCTTACGTAAGGCTTCAGTACGGCCTTCTGAGGCGTTCTCCATAGCTTGACCCACTTCTGATCATCAGCCAAGTAATAAGGCCCCAGAGAGTCTTCCAGGGCCTTTAGAGCTGCATCTTGATGTGGCAAACCTTTATAGCTTTTAACTACGTCAAGGATGCTGATGGTCATGACTAGCGACCTTGAATGATACGACGGATGGCATCAATCTGATCATCTTCCTTACGGAGGGGCTTCAGGCCGTTGACCAGGGTAGCCAGGAGTTGGACAAGGCTATTAGATTTGAGTTTGCTGTTACCAATGACTTCACTGGCAATAAACAGCACAAAAAAGCCAACGGCCTCAATAGAGACCTTGGCACCAAGGATGGTAAGCATGATTGTTAGTAGGTTTAAATGTTAAAGTTTTTTGATCAAGGCTAAAAAAGCTGCCTTCTGCATAGGCGTCAGGTTAGCCAACACGTCAAAGTCCGGGTCAGACTCAGGTTCAGGTTCAGGCTCAGGCCTAGGTTCCTGAACAATAGGATAAGCATTGTCAGGATCTGGCAGCACAGTGCAACCTTCAGGTGGCTGCCAGTCGCTTACGCCGTCCCAAAGACAACGGTTAACGCAAGTGCCATCGGAGTTCAAGATGGCGTATTCAACTACAAGATTTTTCATGATTACCAGCTAATAACACGAACATATCCTCCACCACCCCGGCCGCCAGCGCCAGAGACAAAACCATTCTCAGCGGCGCCGCCGCCGCCACCGCCACCACCTGGGAATGCACCATTGCCTCCGCTACCACCATGTGAACCAGGAGCTGAGCCTCCGCTGCCACCACCGTCACCGTAAACAGTTGCTGCGGGAGCACTGAAGCCAGCTGTACCGGCTGCACCGCCGGAGCCCTGGCTACCAGTACTGAAGTTAACTGACCAGCCGGAGAATCCTTTACCTCCAGGTGCGCCAGCGCCGCCGACGTTAGCCGTACTTAAGCCAGTCCCCCCTGCGCCACCTCCTGCACCATAACCTCCAACACCACCACTCGCCCCGGTAGAAACGTTACCAACCCCGCCGGCCCCTCTAAAATTAACTACGTGTGTTGAGTTAGCCCAGTTCCCAGTTGGAGTAGCACCAGCTGCTGTGGTTGTGGTGCCACCTTGTCCATTACTAAAGGGGAAGTATGTATACATACGTGAGCCAAATGATGAAGTGCCGCCGAATCCCCCAACATTTCCTGTTGTACTGATACTAGTTTGGCCAAGGCCTCCAGCACCTCCTGCGCCGACAGTAATGGTTTCAGTTTCTGAAAGAGCTGAAGCGACAAAATAGTGAGAGAACAGAGGTGCGCCAGCGCCACCGCCACCGCCAGATCTGGAAATAGCAGAAATACCAGTCCTCCCTGATCCGCCGCCGCCGCCGCCGCCCATAATCTCTACATAAACTACTGTCGCTCCCGCAGGCTTTGTCCAGGTGCCGTTGCTTGTAAATTCTTGAAAATTAGCAGCTGAACCACCTCCACCACCTCCACCAGTAGCACCTGTGGCCCCTTGTGGAATATTGAAGTTAAGTACAGCCGCTGAACTGCTACCGACGTTTGTAACAGCAGCAGCAGAACCAGCAGCACCAGTTGTTACGGTGCCAACGCTAACGGTTGCAGCCGTACCATTAGTGCCGTTGGTTCCATTAGTACCAGCAGCTCCGGTTGCACCCTTGATGTTGGCGATAATGCTATAGGTTCCACTTGCCCTTTGATACACATCGCTGTTGGCTGTATTCAGGTATAGATCGCCATCTACGCCTGTACTGTTTGACGGGACGCCGCTACCTGTTCTCCAGATTGATCCGTTTGTTCCGGCAGCTCCGGTTGGTCCGGTGGCTCCAGCTGACCCAGTGGTTCCAGCTGACCCGGTAGCTCCAGTTGGTCCCACCAGGCTTGTTGCAGTACCCCAAGCCCCTGCAGTTTTAGGGCCGTAGATAGTGTTTAACGCCGTATTGATGTAAAAATCGCCGTTAACTCCAAGACCGACACTTGGAGCACCTGAACCGTTTAAGACTGTCTTGCCGTCAACGCCAGCAGGACCTGTAGCACCGGTTGGACCTGCAGGGCCTTGAGGACCAGTAGGACCTGTAGCACCGGTTGGACCTGCAGGGCCTTGAGGACCAGTAGGACCAGAACCCCCGCTAAATGAAGCGTCAACCCATTCGGTATCGTAGTTTAGATCGCTAGCCTTACGGAGAACCTGATTTTCTAAACCTCCAGGGGCTACTCCTGGACTTGAATCCCCCTCAGGGGCAGTCACATACCTAGCCATTAGACAAACTCAGTTACTTGAGCCGTACCGTTTGCATTAGTCCAGATGCCATAGATAGCATTGGATACAATAAGTTGTTGGTCAAAGAGAAGAAACGCTCCAGGCTGCATCTCAACAAAAGAGTTAGCAACAGTGGCAGGAGTGCTAAAAGATAGGTAAAGCTTACTAGTGCTCACGTTAGAAATACTAAGGCCCTTGCGATTTGCGTTAGAGGCCAGCAAAAGGCCACTGGTAGCTGAACCGTTGACGGAAGTCGTAGTCGGGGTACGAGCTGCTGTATTGGACGTAACAGGGATAGCGGAAGCCCGAAGCTGGGTATCGGTTAGACCACCCGTCACAGACAGTGCTGTGGCACGAAGTTGAGTATCTGTAAGAGGACCAGAGACAGGCAGGGCAGCAGCACGAAGCTGTGTATCAGTCAGAGGTCCGGTCACACCAATAGATGAAGCCCGAAGCTGGGTATCAGTCAGTGGGCCATCAACAGTAATAGAGCCACCACCATCATCAATAGAAATCAGACCGCCAGCATCAGAGATAGGAACAGGGCTGCCACTAGTATTATTGACAGTAACCGAAGTAGGTACTGTGATATTGCTAATGGTGACTGAACCTCCGTCCAGTGTTACCGGAATTGGATCAGTAATAGTAGTACTAACAGCTGAGCTGTATCCTAAAGGCGTTGTAGTATAAGTAGGCATGATTAGTTAAGTCCTAGTAGTGTTTTAAGTTCAGCCACAGTGAGGCCACTTGCAGCAAGTTTCTGCTCTGGTGTCAGTTCAACCGGGGGTGCAGGTGGAGCAGGTTCGGGTGCGGGCTCTGGTTCAGGAGGTGGGGGTAATAGCTCAACGCTCCACTCCCCGTCCCTGAACACCGCAACCTCAGGCTCGGTTACTTCGGGAGGTGCAACAGTTGTGGCACAGGCCGGAATAAGAAACACACCAGGCTCCAACGGTGATTCATCCGCTAGCCCTTCAGCGTAGAAGATGCAGGTTTCAGCAATGTAATGGTAGATTTTCATGATCAGAACTTAATGCAGGCCAGAAGGGCAATGTTGCGGGGGCGGGTTTCGGTTCCGCCAGTGGCACCTGTGCCACTTGCTTGAACTAAGCCACTTGGGATGGTTCCATAATCAGGATCGACCATCTGATAAAAACGGTCAGAACCATCACCGCCTACCAAGCCATTAGGTGTACCGTGCGAGTGACTTGCAAAGCTTTCTCCCTGAGCACTACCAAACGTTCGCCCTGTATCAACTGCTCGACCATCAGCCCAGCCCCGAATAAATTCACCCCTTAGATCTGGCACGTTAAACGTAGTACTGCCATCACCAGAGCCAAACGTGGTGCCAATAGCGGTAAATAATGCTGAGTACGTGGATCGACTGATTGCCGCACCATTTGCCTTAAGGTAACCAGTGGGCGCCGATGACATGGCGAAGTAATCAACAGCTCCGGCTGGTGTGCCAGAAATTGTTGACCACGTTGGCGCCGCACTAGCACCTCCTGAGGTAAGCACCTGACCACTGGTGCCGTAAGTAGCACCGCCGATGCCCAGCTGACCAGCACTCCCGATGCGGAATCGCTCTACAACTGTTCCTGGTGTAGATGATGTGCCAAACTTTAATTCGCTTGTATTACCGCCAGTGCGAACGGCTTTGATCTCAGCAACGGATAGGTTGTTGCCGGCATCAGTATCGCGATAAAAATCAACACCCCAAGAACTGGCACCAGCGTTGTATGCGTTGTAGAGCCGGTATAAATTTGGATTTTGATCGGCGGATTTAACTTCTAAGAGGCCACCGGGCACCGAAGTTCCTATACCTAATCTGCCGCTGGAGTCGATGCGGGCTTTTTCGGTAGCTGAAATGTTAAATACGTGCTGAGCACCATCATAGGTAAGTTGCGTATATGCAGAACCGCTTCGGTTATAACTGACCAATACAGGGGCAGAAGCAACGCCTATTGGGTTAATTTCAAGTCCGGCGGCTCCTCCATTGGATACAACAAATGGCGAAGTAGGGTTCGTGGTGCCAATCCCTACACGGCCTGAGCTGTCGATGCGGGCGCGTTCTAATTGCGCAGTAGAGAAACGAATGCCATCGTGACCCCAGCAACCAAGCCCATCGGCACCGGACCCACTATGGTCTTCTGTTGTAAAACCTGATCCACCTCCATTTCTTGGAGAAAGTCCTGGACGCAGAGTAATGTAGTTGGTTGACGAATCATTAAAACCGTCAACGCACAATGAACCATAAACTTCTAGATTATGGCTAGGATTTACAGTATTAATTCCAAGTCTTCCACTTGGAGTAAGGCGCATTGATTCCGACCAAGTGATTGCGTTACCTGCGGTACCTGTAGACGAAGTGCTCCTAAACTTAATGCCAGAAGTTGTATCAAAATGTATTTGCTGAGCGTAATTACCAGTTTTCTTAAAATTACCTCCTGTGCTAGTAAAATTACCACCAACATAAAGTGAGTTAATGTCCTGGCTAATGGCACCAACGTCTCCTAGCGAAATGGTGTTGCTTGGGGTACCTGCTGCAATCCCTATTTGCCCGCTCGCATCAACTAGAAGCCTCTGGGTGCCATTAGTGCTGACTGCTACTTGGTCTGCACCTGGGCTGTAGATGCCGGTGTTGGTGTCGCCGGTAAATGTTAGTGAAGGCGTAGTAGCTGAGCCTAAGGCAATACCAGCCTGCTTTAGATACCTAGTATCCGAATCGTTTGGAGCATAACCAATCCAATTCCAAGTACTACCTGTAGAAGAATATTGAATCTTAACATTAATACCCGAATCTCCAACAAATCCAGCAGGCTTACCAGCAAGTGGAGTAAAACTTTCAATACCAACTGAATTGTTTACCTGAACACCCTGCCCATTTACAGGACTTGCTGGTATGTTAGCAACAGCAGCTACAGGAGAAAAGGCAACAACAGACGAGACAGCATTAATAGCCGAGCTGGCGTTGGCATTAGCAGTACTTGCTGTGCTAAGTGCAGTAGAGGCATTTGCAGAGGCTGTATTGGCGGTAGAAACAGCATTCGTCGCATTAGTAGACGCTGTATTAGCCGTACTAAGGGCGGTGTTAGCCGTACTGGCAGCAGCACTTGCGTTAGTAGAAGCAGTATTTGCTGTTGCAAGAGCAACATTGGAATTGGTTAATGCAGAACTAGCTGTACCTGCAATACCATTTGCTGTAGCAGTTGCAGCATTTGCAGTATTGAGGGCAGCGTTGACAGAACTAGTACATGAATCAACGGTGCTAACGGTCTCCTGAGACACATACAATGTCTGCAAGAAGTTCCTATTGAGATCCGTAGAACGAATAGCAGAACCAGGGTAGAACTCAGCTTCCGTTTGATCGGAACTGGTTACCCTATAGATCTTGATAGCTACACCATTAGCTGGTGCAGCATTGAATTGAACCGTTGTAGCATTGGCAAGGGAATATGCAGTTGTAACAACACCATTAAGGCTTACCTTAATGTCTGTTGTATCGAGATATGGGAAGGTAAAAGAAAAGAGAACGGTTGAACCGTTCCCTGTATAGCTATTTGAGGTTGTTGCCATTGCTTAGTAAGGCATGTTAGATAGTGCTTCTATCGTGGTATTGCGGTTCAGAGGGACGCCATCAGGTCTGCCTTGACGGTCAGCAGTACGACTTGCTCTGTTCTGAAGGATCTCGTTATCGAGTTCCGGGTACTTACGCTTAAGCTGATCAATAGCGATATCCCTTTGATCAGTAATAATCCGAACGATCTCGCTATAGAAGGGTTGATTCTCCTTGTAGATCCGTTCTCCATTACGGAGACGCTGTTGAAACTCTTCCACAGCCGGCCAGAAGTTCTTATTCGATACCCAAGCCTTAAGCTCGTTCTGCAGACTGCTCTCACCCATCATCTTCTGAAGATCAGAACGCTGCTGGGGGGTTAGCTTTACGCCAGAAAGCGTCTTAAGAACCACAGAGCTATCAAACTCAATACGCTCTAGAGCATCTTTGACCTTGTTACCACCACGATCAGTAGATGCAAAGGGAAGCAGGGCATTGGGTCCGCCACTGACGCTTGGCACAGGCTCACCAGTAATGAAGTCATACTGGGTAGCACCAGTCTTAATCAGACCAAAAGAAGCTGAATAAGCCAAGCGCTCTAACGTACCGTTGTACTCCTGCATATAGGGACTCATGAGGTTGGCAAAGGTCCTACGTAGCCCTGATAGAGGTAGGAAGTTGTTGGCAATCTCCGCAGGCATAGAAGCAAGTGTCTGAATGCCCTGCCAGCCAGGTGTAAGAGCCTGCCCAAGGGGCACCACACCCTGCATATAGCTCTTATTGGTGAAGTTCATGGCTACTGCATAGGTCAGATAGCCGGCCAAGTACTGGGCACGGTCCTCAGAGAGTTGACCAGCTTTCGTCATGGCAGCCAGGTCAGCCACAGCAGTGAGAATTTGACCAAAAGGTTCTAATCTGCTGATATCCAGGAACTTATCCTTACCTTTCTCTCCTTGGATCTTACCCATTGAGAGTTTTGTAAGGTTAATAGACCTAGGTTGGTTATTTTGCAGCCAAAGCTTCTTCTCCTGAGGATCAGGAGGTCCATTACCAATCAAGATACCGTTAAATGCAGCAAGACCGCCAGAAAGAACAAGCATACGGCCATAGGCTTCGCGTCCTTTATAGACAGCCTTGGCGTATTCATCAGTTCCATTCATGATCGCCTTATATTCACCCAATGCCCGGTTAAGAACTGGAACATGGGTACCAGCATAGACCATGATGTTATGGCCTGTCTTCACAAATGGGAAGAAGATACGCATAACAGGAAGCTGGTTGACCATATCTCCGAATGCCTTCATTGGCCCATCGAGATCAGTCTGGAATGTAACCTCTTTAGCTACGGTGAGCAGATCCTCGTTGAGGATAGCTCCAGTTTTGGGGTCGAAGTTCTTATCCAGGTCAGCCTTGAGCATACGCTCAAAGGTTTCCTTAAGTGGATCGGAGGTGTTAGCAGACTCGCTGATGGCTTGCATCATGGTCTGGGAGTTGTACTCCATACGACCAACCATTGTCTTAAAGAACTCGTCGCTACTGGTCAGCAACTTGGAAGGCCAGGCAAAGAGTGGGAACTCAGCCACATCCTTCAACATGCTGATGAAACCAACAGCTGCTTGAAAGCCTTTATCATCAGATACATCAGCAGTACGCTGGAGCAACTTGAGCTTCTCAGTAGCTTCAGCAGCTTGTTCGACGACCTTTGAGCCACCGTTGACTGGCCCATCCTTCATGGCTACAGCAGCAATCCTGAAGGACTCTCCGAGAGTCTTGTGGAAGCCATAGAAAGAGGCAATAGCAGCCTTACGCACCTGTGCATCACCACCCGTAGCAGCCGCGATAGGCCGGTAGATGGTGTTCATAGCGTTGGAGATTAGGTTGATCTCCTGGGTTTTCGGGCTGGAGAGCATCGAGTTGAACATGATGTTCAATCCATTACCCGTAGCAATCTCCCTGATGTACTTCCAGAGGGAAGGCATCTTGGAGGGATCACCTTCTGCCAACACGAGAGCAGCAGATAGGCGGAATGCTTCAGCACGTGCCTGAGGATCGCCAGAGGCCAGGTCCTTCACAAGCTTGTCTAGGACCTTATCGGCGTTCTTGATCTCCTTAACAAGCTCCTCATCACTGAGAACCTTTACTGGGTTGGAGATCTCAATGCCAAGCACGGGAACTTTGATCTTATAAGCGCTCAGATACTTGCTATAAGCATTAGCACTTACCTTGTGAATACGCATCAGAGACTTAAGCTCATCTGCCATTCGCTGGACTTGTGGGAAGGTATCCATATTGGCCTCCCCTAACTTCATGATGGCAAAGCCAGACTCATAAAGACGGGTAGTAACTTCCTGCATCAGACCACGTACCTGGACAATGCCAGCACGGCTAAGCAGTTCATCACCCTCATCACCACGACGAAGGATCTTGGAGAAGTCAACCTCTCCAGCAACACCTAGGGCATCCTGGATTCCCTGAGCAGCTTCATTAGCAACCTCATCAACGGTCTGACGGGATACTCGGGAGAGTTCCTCAACGTTGACTGGGTTCTCCCTGACCATCTGGCGGAGCATCTGGGCAGGAGCATCACCAGTAGCCCTGGCGATACGACGCAGCTGGGCTGTGGTCACGGTCCGCTGGGATCCACCAGGAGCAGTACCAACTGAAGCAGTGCGGGCCTGCATCTGCTGCTGAATTGCCGTAGTGGAATCAACAGTGCGCGACTCCATTGGCGTTCCGAATTGGGAGCTGAGGTGGACGCCTGTTGTGCCTTCAAGGCTTTCACCGCCTAGGAGGGGTCGCGCACGTCCATTGGCGAAGATATACTCGGATTGATCAAAAAGATCTCCCAGGAAGCGAGCCTCATCCTCAGTTGAGACTCCACGTACCAGCTGGATCTCAGGAGCATTAAGTTCCTTATTCCAGGAAGCACGAAGAAGAGCATCATCACGGGACAGTATGTCCGCATGTTGAGCAGCAAAAGCGTCTATGCCTTCAGGGGTAAAGTCATTAAGGACCGCATTGTCATCAATCCGAACAGCAAAGTAGGAGACCTCATCGCCAGTTCTAGGATTAAGAAGAGCATTGTATCCATCTGATCTATTATTGATCAGTCGGAGGTCATTCTCAAACCTCTGGTAGAAGCGCTCAAATGGGACAGCGCCAGGTGTAAAACGCTCTGGCACAACGTTAGCTACATCATCCCAGGTAATAGGTAGGCCCTGGTATGATTGATTTTGAAGAGCAGCCAAGCGCTCCTGTAAGGGACCGCTAAATGTGAAATCATGAATTTCATTACCCTTGGCTACTGCACGTTCTACAAATGTGCTTTGAGATCCAATCAGCCTACGGGCTTCATCTGGATTTTCAAGGTCCAAGGGCTGGAGCCAACGGCCACGTCCATCAGGAGAACTACGTACAACAGAAGCTTGGATCCCATCACTTGAGGTAGGACCAAACCCGGCACGTTCGTAAAGACGGGCACGGACGGAGGTAGCAGTATTATTATAAGAGACTCCGTTAGTACCTAGAATATATCCAGTCCTAAGTTCCGGGTCCAAAGAATCCCAGGTCTCGCGTGTGCGTGATGGGGAATATTCACGGAAGGCATTAAAACCAGCTTCCTCCATTTCAGGAGTAATCTCTGGCATAGCGGAAGATGCACGTCGGCTCTGAGCTTCACTAGCCCCTCTAAGCCCGTAGTCGTCGCCTGCTGGGTAGTTAGTTAAGACAGAACCAGGGGGCAGCTGCTCACGAGCTATACGATTAAAGTCGGTCATGACCCTGCGGCCATAAGTACCAAACTCAGTACCGCTGTCTACTCCCCATTGGATATTAAAAGAAGGAGTACCTTCAGGAAGGCCGTAGGCTGGAGTAATATCGGTATCAGCCCTAATACTCCAAGTAACCTGTGCTCCGTTTGGAAGAGTTGTTAGAGTCTTTGCATAGTTCCCGTTCAATAGCTGCTGCTTGATTGGAAGAAGTTCTGGATATTCCCGCAATAGATAATCTCGGAACTCGATCATATCGTCATAGCTATTAAACCTCTTTGCCAGATCACCTGTAGAAAGGTGCTTATCCAGTACCCCATGAGGGTCGTAAATCATGGCAACCACATCTGGCTTGTCATGAAGCGCCTCATCCCAACCGGGAGGGGCATACTCAGTATTAAATGAAGTACGACCTACGGTGACGAATCCATTTCTCTCATAAACCTTCTTGAGGTTAGGTAACTCGAAGTTATCAAGCTTGATACCGCCTTGCTTGACGGCCTCTTGCATGATTAGATCACCAGCACCCTTAGCGGTTCCATAGACACCTTTAATCTCACCATCTGCTGTGACTAAACCATATCCACCCTCAACTGAGATGACTTTTGATTTAGCAACAGTTTCTGCATCAACACTGTCAACACTCCAGTACTTAGAAGGATCAGACGCCTTCACCTCCTCCAATCGTTGGACAAACTGCTCAGCGTCAAGTGGCTTAGTGGAAGTGACTGAAGACAAAGGTTGGGCAGAGTCCAGGGTCTCCTTGAAGACCTGCTCCCCAGCCGCTCCAGCAGCCTCTTCTGTTGCTCCACTCTTCAGGGCCTGCCTAGTGGCACGGACTCCACCGATGTATGCGCCAACAGCGTCGGCAGCAGCACCAAGACCAAAACCTTCAAGGCTGGTCTTGAGCATTGCCTCCCAGGGAGAATCATCCTCATCAACAGACAGGGCTGTCAGAAAGGTTGGGTACCACTCAGGAGCATTCTCCTTAATGAGGTTGGAGAGGTTGCCCTCACCACGGGTAGCAGACATCATGTCCGCAGCAATGCCGCTAATACCACCACGGGCCCCAGCCTGGGCAATGATGCCAGCCTTACCAAGATTGGTAGAAGCAGCAGCTACCTTTGCACCTGCACCTGCCATCCCACCAAAACCACCTGTAGCAGCAGAAAGGGCTGCAAACTCCAGGAATCCTTGGGCAATTTTGCCTACACCAGTCTGGGCGCCTGCATCATCCTTACCAAGGTCCCACGAGGCCCACTGGTACTTACTAGAGAAGGGGTTTTGATCTTCCTTGACGTTGCCAAGGGTATAGAGATACTTGTTAGTATCGCCAATAATCTCAGCTGTATTGAGAACTGACTCAGCGGCACCACGAATAGCACCACCAACAACACGAATCGGCTCACCAGCTGGGTCCTGACGGAGCTGCTCAGTGATCCGCTGGTCTTGTTGCATGCCAGCAGCTCTTTGCTGCTTACGCTCGGCTGCAATCTGATCTGGGGTCTTCTTATTTCCCTGGAAGACATTATCAACCATATCCACAATAGGGATGCTGGCGTTCTCTTCGATCCACTTACCAACGCCTTGGAGGGCTCCGTTAAGGGAAGGAGCAGCTAAACCTGGGATAGTACGTTGTTGAACATTCTGACCAGCAATACGTGCTGGTTGTTGTTGAGGCTTAGGTTGTTGTTTAACAGGAGCGGGGGCAACAGCCTTCAGCAGTTCTTCCCTAGACTCATCCAGGAAACCACCTTGGTTCTGTTGCTGCGCACCCTGAAATAACTGATCAATGTAATCAGGCATCTTTAGGGGGTAAATAATTAACCCCCCTTGACGCATCGCGGGGGGCGTTGATTAAAGTCTTCCGTTAGCTAGTAAACGCTCGGCATAGTCATAGCGAGAGCCGACATCTCTAAAGCCCCAGTATTGATAGGAGGCTCTCTTAAGATCACCGACAGAAGCGTTAGGATTCATGAATACCCGGTAAGCCCAGGGATTCCGCTTCTTCATTTCCTTAACCATGTAGTTAAGTTGGTCTGACTCTGGGATCTGAGCAATCGGCTTACCGAAGTGGCGTTCGATAGCACCTAGGCGGGCAGCGTCACCAGGAAAAGCAGCCCAGGAAACAAGACCACCATTCCGGACAGAAGCATCACCGGCAACCTTGCCCCATTGCCTGGTACCGTGCCATGTACTTTCAGCTTGGATATTGCCTGAAAGGTAGGCAGCTCCTCGACGGGGGAAGCCCATCTGTTCAAGCATTCTCATGCCTTGAGCAGCATCCTTGATGTTTCCACCTGATGCAGCAGGGTTTGCCTCTTGCCTTAAAGCAAGCAAGCCAGGCAGGCCATTGACTCGTAATTGACCATCGATGAAAGCCTGCTCACTGAGACCAAGATTTTTGGCAAGCAAACGAGTCTGGTTAGAAGGTCTCTCACCTGCGAGGACTCTTTTGATATCAGACTTGAGAACTGGAACAGGTAGGAATTTGTCCTTCCTGGCATCCATGACAGACCTGGGGAACTTAAGAGTTCCAAAGATCTCCTCAGCTTTGAACTTAGAGAAGTCCTGCACACCAGGGGCCACAGTGATACGAGATACCCGTTTATCAACGGATAGGTCACCCTGGAAGCTGTAGCCAGTCTTGGGATCTAGCTCAATCCTGTACTCAGGTCGCTGTAAAAGCGCCTTAGTCTTAACTTCAGCCAGTCTCCCAAGCTCAACAGGATCGCCAGCAAGGGCCGGTCTAACAGCTACTTCAGCAGCTAGTTGGCTGCGTAACTCCTCAATCAACATTGGGTGCCTAAGAGCAAGCTCAGCACTCACAGTGGGGGAGAGATCGCCATCTTTAGCCTTGCCCTTCATGGCAGACTTAAGCCCAGAGCTAATGCTAGACATAAACTTGTCGAGTTTCTTCTCAGCTTCCTTAGTGGCAGCTGGCTTGGCAAACTGCTTGTACTCGGCAGGGCTAATAGTCCCAGCGTCCAACATGGACTTGAGGAGGGAGTCAGACGGCTGCCTACCGCTAGCCACCATCTCCATGAGTTGGAACTTGGCCTGGGGGTCATAGCCAAGTCCGTTCTCTGTCAGGCGCTCGGCCTCCTTGAGGGCCTCTTCGGTACCCAATGCCCGCAGGCTTTCGACAGCCTTACGGCGGTTATCGGGAGTCGGATCGTCATAGAAGAACTGAACCGACTTCTTCATGGAGATAGTGTTCTCCTGGCTCTTGAGGTTGTACTCCTGGATGGCACCCTTACGGATATCCTCCTCAGCTGCATCGAGCTGTGCGTCGTACTCGTCACCCCACTTGACACCAGGGACCTTCTCTTGATTACGAAGCTCCTTAAGGAAATTCGTATCTCTATTAACAACTGCTTCTCCAATTAGCAGCTCCATCAACTTATCGTTGGAGGCTCGTGAGCGGCCCTGTAGGCCAACGTTCCCATTAAGAAGAATGGATTCTGCCTTGGAGATCTTGTCGCCTACAGAGAGGGTCTTATCATCAGCAATTAGGGAGATCTGGTTGGTTGCAAGCTTGAGGTTTGCAGTCTGATCTTCCTTAATTACTTGATTAAGTTTGGCACTGATAAAAGCCTGCCTTACCTGCAGAAGCTCCGGAGCGATGTCGGACAACAACGCATCAGGCTGTTTCCACAGGCCAGATGCCTCTGCAAAGACTCCACTGGTTGCGCCTATCCAAGCATCCATCTGGTCGCCGGTCCTGGGCTTCTGCTCATCAGGAAGCTGGTTCCAAGCATCAAGTAGAAACTGGGGGTAGGCAGCCTTAGCTTGATAAACATTCCCTTGGAGGCGGTTGAGTGCCTTGGCAGGGTTTGAGTCACGAAGCTGGTGGGCCACAGTATTAGCTGTGGTAGTACCCTCATTCTCTAGGCCAGTCGCAACTTTCTGAATTGCTTGACCTTCGGCTTGGACTTCTACCTTGGTCTGGGTATCACGTTCGACAGCAGCAGGCTGCCTATTGCCAAACATGGCCTGAACAGCTTGGCCCTGCTTCTGTTTCTTGGCATCCTCTTGCTCTGCTGCATCAAGCTTTACTTTAAGAGCACTAGGAACGCCAAGGGCAAAGTCTGTGAACTTGAGGATGGCATTTGTAGTCGCGTTGTTCTTACTTAACTCAGCCTGGGCAGATATCTGCTGAAGGTTATCGTAGCCACGATCAAGACCTTGTTGGCGCTGTAGATCCCTAGAGGCAGTCTCTGCATCACGCAGGGCGTTGAGGGAGGATGCAGCAGCTTGCTTGGAAAAGTCGCCAACTACCTCTGGGTTAAAGGCACGAGACTGGGCAGCTCTTTCAAACTGGACACCAGCAGCCTCTACTTTTGGTATTCTGGCCATTATGTCCACCCATATGAAGGAATACCAAGTCCTAGATCCTTACCAATTCCAACTGGAGTAGCTGCAAACTGTGGGGCCTGGACTGGCGCTGCAACCTGAGAAGCAGCTTGATTAAGTGATGACTGTTGCTGGATACCAATCTGATCGATTGAGACCCCGGCTTGTTGAATG